ACCACTTACATTACCTTGGTTGTATGTTCCTGTAGCAGGAGCTAAATTTTCCAAGCTTGTCAAAATTTCCTGATCAATTTCTGCAGTAATTTCTTGAGCTAAAGCAGCCATTACTTCTGCTTCCACATCAAGTCCATGCATGGATTGAGCATCTTGAGCAGCTTCAAATGTCCATCTTGCACTCAACTTGCGACTTTTTGCTTCCACAGTTTGCTTGAGTACTTGAATGTTCAATCTGTTACCTGCAGCACCTTCCATTGTTGCTGTTGCGTTAGGTCCTGGATTAGTGGAATCTTCATTACCAGAGTAGCTTGCAGCAATCTTGAATGGTGACATTGCTTCTTCACCAGCAGTAACATTGGCTGCTGTATCAGCATATCGTACACGTAATGTGTGAATTTGACCTACTGGTCCGGTCATTGGTTGTACCCCTACCAATTCGTTAGCAATAACGGTTGGCATTACACGTCGAATGACTGGTAAAATAACCTTGTTTAATGGTGCAATATTACCAACTTGGGTTGCACCTGAAGTGGCCTGTTCCATCAAATATTTCTTTGTGTTTTCAAGAGTACTTTCCATTACAGTTCTCTTGTTTCCTTGTAATCCCTCACAAAGAGCTTCTTTGGTGGACTGCCAGTTTCTTGATTCAAATAAATCTGCCATTTGTTAGTCTCCTTATTCTAAACCGGCTAGTTTTCTAATGTAAACTAAATCATTTTTATCACTGGTATTGGCCTCATTCAAAGAAGGTTTATTTCCAGTAATCTCTCGCTTTCCTGTTGATTCAACAAGATTCACTTTAGACTCATTTTTATCTACTTTCTTGTTCTCTTTAAGAACTGTTGGTAGATATTTTTGGTAAGCGACTTTTAAATTGTCTGTTTGAACACTTTCCAAAAGATCTGACATAATTTCACGTTGATCTTTGTTAAGTGGTGAAAGTAATTCATTCATAGTTTTTTCTCGCAAAGCACGACCTTCAACTACCTTTATTTTACTTTCCACTAAATTAACTGCATCCGTTGCTTCAGAAAGTTGTTCTCGTTGTTGCTGAATCATTTGGTTTGATTCTTCCAACTTCTTTTTCATTTTGGCAAGTTCTGTTCCTTCTGCAAGATAGCTTGTCATAAACTCTGTTGCAAAAGTTTCAAAAATCTTTCTACCAAAATTATTTTCTCTTGCTTGTTTAATATCTTCACGTAAGGTTGTCATTTCTGATCTTACAGTAGATTCAACAAGCTTCTCTACTTTTTGTGCTGCTCGTTTGATAAATTGTTCACGTGTTTCAGCAATCATTTTTTTGCCTTCACGTACCAACTTAACCTTTTGTTCTACGAGAGCTCTCTTATCTTGATAAAATTCGTTAAGCTCTGTGGTTAGCTGTTTTAAAACAAAATTCTCTAATTTTTTAAAGTTTTGTTCTTGCAACTTTTTATCAGCATAAAGTTCTTTCATCTCTTTTGCAAGGTTTTCTAATACGAATTGATCAAGTACTTTTGCGTGGTTTTTGATACTCTTTTTGTATTGTACAGTAGCTTCAACCATCTTTTGCTTATCATTTTGGAACTCTGTAATCTCTGCTGAAATAGCATCGGTTAACATTTGATCCATAGATTCTACAATAGTCTTTTTATCATGCTCGTATCTTTGGGCAAATTCCTCACGCAACTCGGCTTTCATTTCTTGCCGAGCTTCGTTTAATTTTTCTTCCCAAGCCTCACTTAAAGTTGTTTTAACTTCTTCAGATAAAACCTCAGAACCTAAAAGTTCTTCGAAAGCATTTTTCATTAATTTCTCCTAATATCTAGGTTCCGAATAAATTTGACCATTTCTTTTGTAAAAAAGTTTTGAGCCTTCTTATCATGTTGTATTGCCTCGGCTAAAGCTACAACATTTTTACTTCTTTGTAAACGTTCATAAATTGGAGTAGGATAAGCATTAGGAGCACTAGGTTGTGCTACCATGTCTACTGTAATAATTTCATAATCGCTTACAGTTCCATTTTCGGCAACATTTCCACTTCCTCTAGAGCTTACACCCAATTTAACTCCACTTTCAAGCAAGGCTTTAACAATATTTCCCATTGGAGTAGGTAATACTTGTAATTTCCCTACACCGTTATTCCCTTGCATTTTCATTTCATTAATTTGTAGGCACACCCTGTCCAAATTAATTTGTAGGTCATCTGGATGATCTAATTCACCCAGTACACTATAACCTGATTGTAACTTTTCATTAATAGAGTGAACTGCTTTGTTTATTTCATGCACAGGATAAACTCTTTTGTTTTGGTTTTTTACACCACCCTCAATAAAAATTCCTTCCATGTACAATTTCTTTTCACCAGATTCTG